ATCGAAGAGGGGGTAGGTCGTTGGTTGGCCCACCCCCGGGTCGAAATAATATAGGAAATAATATCGGATATGTTATTCTTCCGGTTCTTTTCCTACCACTTTTATGTAAGAGACATCTTCGTGAGTCCAAGAGATGAGGTTTAATAAGACAATCTCATCTATTGCTCGTTCGATATCGCTTGTATAATTGTCATCGCCGTATTCATTTGTGGTTCTTACAATCCTAGCTAAGTAATCAGAAGTATTATAACCCATCTGCCGGTCATAGGACTCCCATGCATCGTAATCCACAAGAGGATTGTATGGATTGTCAGAAGTACTTAATGCTATTTCTGGATTGATTGTCATACAAAGCACACCTCCTTTCTTCAGAGTAACGCTTTCTGAAGCGTAGAGGTAGACACACCAAGTGCTTCTGCAACCTCTTGTGTCGTACGGCCTTGCTTCAGCATGTTTCTAGCTCTGCTGATCTTAGCCTGAGACATTACTGGACTATTACGAGGCATAGCTAGTTGTTTTACATGGTCCATATCGCTATTGTTAAGAATCTTTGTGAGGGTATTGTGAGACACAGCATGCGCTTGAATGGCTTCCCATTCTCTCTTCTCTATTGTAACTGGAGACTTCTTAGCACCAACTGCTTCTCTAGATTCTTTAATTAGCCTTCCTCTAAGCTTTTTGATCTCATCCGAGTCCATTCCTGGATTGTTTTGTATGTAAGATCTAAGTTTCTGAGCCATTAGCAACTGAGCTTTACGTTCAAGAGGACGATTAAGCTCGGCCAGATATAGTTTCTTGTTCAAAGAATCCACTTCAAGAGCATATGCTTTCTTGGCTGAGGGTGAATATTTGCTAGGAGGAGTAAGTCTTTCTTGTTTTCTTGCTTCATTAGCCAATGATTTTAAGCGATTGGCAAAATTGGCATAGATTGTCTCTTGAACAGTCCCCGAAGAAAGAGTAAAAGCATCGTCAGTGTCTGCCATTTTAGTAGATTTTACTTTTACAAGTTCTTCTTTTCCTGTCTTTCTGTTATACCTAGTTCTTCCAGTATCAACGTAGATCTTTTCTCCCTTGTAATATCTTTCACGTTGATCCGGAGTCATATTTGAAGGATTGGTTATTTCCTTCCTTTCGTATGGATGAGTCTCACCGCTAGCTTTTGACATCAATGTCGAAGCTCCAGCTCTTGGTCCTCCTTGATAAGCAGTCTTCAATTCGGCTATTCCATTGTCGATATAAGATTGTCTCCAATCCAAATGGTGCTTCTCAGCATCAATAATAACCATGGAGTGCTTAACAGCACGAGAAATCTCTTCAAGATCCGCACCTTTTATGGTCATATCCGTGATAAGGTTAGAAACTAGACCCATTTCCAACTGTTTGTTAAAGCCATGAGCTTTATCAACTTTAGGAGCATCAGCAGGAAGCTGATATTTATCAGGATCAAAGTTCTTCAAAGATTCCATTAGAGGCCTTGATTGAACACGACGATCATCATTTGGTATGACGATGACGCTGTCGCCATCAAAATCAGCACCTGACAATTTCTGAGCAGTTTTTGGATGAATGCCAATAGCATCCATAGCATGTGATCCATCAGGACGAGTCAATATTTCTCTTGCTTTTGCATCGTTATTATTGACTCTGAGCTCCGGAATCTCAAATAAGCCAGAATGAGGATATCTGATAAGGACGACCGACTCACCATTTTTATAATTCGGAGCATAGCATTCGCCTTCTTTAAGCCATGGCATTGGCAAAATAACCTGAGTACGCTGACGAGGCATAGACGCGCCTTTTAAATGAACAGCTGCGGCATCGCAATCATCAGCAAAACTAGCAAATAGCTTCTTTCTTACTTCAGGATTTGTCAACTGACTTATCTCATCAAACTCGTCTTTGCGAATATCATACGCTTCTTTAAGCTGACTTCGAATAAGTGAAGGCTGTTGCTTTCCAAGAAATTGACTCGAAAGGGTTTTTGCCCAATCTCCCCAGTTTCCTTCCTCATTTACAATATTCAAAGCTGACAAATGTTCTTCTCCATCAGCTCCTATATAATGTCTTTGAGCACGAATAAGCTCAGAATCATTTTTAATCGTAGCTCCAAAGGGATTATTCGGATCAGCATCGTCTTTTATCGGTTTAAGTACCGATGTGTCGCTTGACTTTCCGAATATATCAGTCCCTTTTGGCTTATTTGTATTAAAAATGATATCGACACCTTCAGGCATTTTGCTCTCATCTGGTGAATATAAGGCCATGCCCTTCAGATAATGAGAACCTTCTTCTGCATTCGGATCACTTTTTACAGCTATTCGAACCTGAGCATACAAAGCATTGTTAAGAGAAATATCATCCACGCCTCGTCTAAGCTCAATAGTACCATCTCTGTCTTTTCCGCCGTCTTCAGCATAGCGGATCATAACTCTGCTTCCATCAATCGCGATAGGTTTTTCGATCTTGTTAATTGAATATCCGTGATCTTCGGAATAAAAGTTAGGAATCGCTAAATCCGCTCGATGCTGATTAATTTCGCTCCTCGGAACATCCGCTTTTGTGAGCACTTTAATCGTGGTTTTATACGGAGTGCCTGCTTGCTGGGTCTTAAAAGTCGTTATCTTATATCCTTCATCCTGCAAAAGTATGCAAGCATTCTTTAATTTTTGCTCACTTACATTTAATCGCAGTTCTGTTCCGCCACCAACATCAACGTATTTCTTATCTTCAACAGTACTTTTAAGCACTTTCATAAGATTTTCCGTTTGTTGAGCACGAATATCGGATTTCTCTTTTAGAAGAGCTCTAACCGAGCTTTCGTTTGGAAGTCCCATTCGTTTAGCTATTGCAGGATTCGAATATCCTTTCTCTTTAAGCTTCATTGCCATCGAAGCTCTTTCTCGTCTAAGAGTATCAGACGCATAGGATATCCGCGCACGAAGAGCAGTTGTCTTCATATTCATGCTACTAGCTATTTCTTTTTCGCTCATGCCTTTATCACGGAGCTTTTGGACATTTGCTAGAAAATCTTCGTGCCTCTGATATGGATTGTCGCCGGATCCCCAAGGATACCGACCAGAATGACGAGGAGTTCCATAATGCTCGATATAATCCTCGTCAGATAAATATATTTCGTCAAGGTATACCTCTCTACGATCCCAATACATATCATTATACCTCCGTTATGTTTTTCATTATCACAGAATTGCCATGAACTATCTTTTCCATCACAGCCTTTATTTCTTCACTATTAGGCTGACTTATCATAACTTCCTGATTTTGATAGATTCGAAGTTCAACTTTCATGGTTTGAGGACGATAGTCTCTTTTGTATTCCAAGAAAAATAAGCCTGCGTAGCACATAAGCTGATCCATGCTTGCTGGAGTAGTCCCAGTTTTTAAATCATGGATCCGCAGCCAGTTTCGCCTCACGCCAATGGCATCTGCTGTGCCGAAACAGAGGTCGGAGTACTTTAATATAATTTCGCTGTCCATTTTATATCCCACGCAGTCATTCACATACGGAACGAGATTGTAGAATATCCGATCCAAATCAATGGCCTTAAAGGGAATACCATTTTTCATCAAATGAATAAGCAGACCATTCTTTGCTTCATCGCTCTCAGCGTCTAAAGGCATCTTGTACTTAATCCGATCGCATGCATATTCATGAACTAGGGTCCCAATATCAGCAGCAAAGCTTGAAACATAACTTTTCATCAATGCTTCATCATCATAGTTCATCCAATAGTGCTTGCTTGGACTCAAAATTGCATGTCGTCCTTCAAGCTCCGAATGCTTGTTGAAGATCATGTAAAACTTCCTCCTCGTTTTCAGGAAATATAAATGCCCCGAAAGACATTTCTTTTCCCTTAGCAATGTAATAAGGTTGATTTGGTCGTCTTTTGGATTCGCTTTCCTTTTTACATTCGAGAAGGGCCCATTTGTTTTTCCATAAGACTGTTAGATCTGGAATACCCTGAATATAATTTGCATCGTTTTTCAAAACTATGCATCCAGGAAACATTACTTTCAGGCGTTTTATCAGCTTCGCCTGAAACTGACTTTCCTTTGGCAATGTTATCTTTCCCCTTTCCCTTCTTTATCAGATAAAAAAAGAGACTGCAAGTTCTGTTTATCAGATAAAAAAAGACAGACCATGTTCGGCCTGCCAAAAAGAAAAGGAGTTGTTAATACTCCATCAATATCAGTGACAAAGTCACTCCTCTTCCATTATAGTCCATGTTTTTCACGCGTGGTCCCTTTTCGAAGGAATATCAGTCATGATTCATCCTTTCAAGAAAGCATTTTCATTAAAGTTCTTTTTATTTCTTAATGCCCTAGCAATTGCAAGATCAATTTTACTCATGCTGACTAGATGGTAGTAATATAAGTCAATAAAAGGAGTGTTCAATCTATCGATCCTTCCTGCGGCTTGTACCATCGCTTTATAGCTGTAACTTTGAGAATAGAATATAATTGTATCAGTAGTTATACAATTCCATCCTTCTGCTCCAGCCGCATACTGAACTAAATAAGCCCAGCTTTCTCCTTCTGGAAGAGGCTCATGCCGGTGCCCATTCCATTCTGCAACCCTCGTATTTAGCTTTCGCAATATCTCAAGTTCATAGTCATAATTGTAAAATATGATTACCTTTGGATGGGCCTTCATCACCTCCTCGATTTTTTCGATTCTGCACGGATCTTCTCCAACTATCCTTCGCAGTGTCTGGCAAAGTTCACTAGATTCAGAGATTGGTTGATCTTTGAAAATGTTCCATCGGGTTTTCATCACAGTATCATATTTCTCACGATCAAACCCAACTATAACCTTTTCATGATGCGCAATCGTATCTCTGCGAAAATCCATTGTTACCAGAATACTGCTTCGCAGTCTGTTCAAATGCTTTTCCTCAACGAAACGGCTAACTTGCGGATATCTTGCGAATCTATTATAGACCACATGCCTTCTGCAAAATTCAGTTTTATTTTTATAAAAACCATTTGCAATAAACACTGGAATATAATCCATCCAGGTGTCGCCTGGAGTAGCACTTAATAGAATCCATCTATTTGACTTAGTAATTTTGAGAAAATTCTTCACCCATGTTCCATATCCAACAACTCGCTGTTCATCGAATAAGAAAAAGCAATCTGAAACATCAATATATTTGCCAATATTATTCCAACTGTCAATAACAACTTTTACATTTCCCACACTTAAATCTGGATCTGTGCTTAAACCGAATTTCATGCATTCGTGTTCCCATTCGAGAGTGTCTCTTTTTCTGGCGGTCGTTATTATATATAAGTCAACAGGCTTTCTCGCGAACTCTCTAGTCATATAATAAGCTATGCCTGTAATACTTTTTCCACTTCCAACTCCACCACACAGGATGGAACCAGAATGCAGCTTTTCAAGCGCTTTCTTCTGATGCTCAAATAATTCTACGTTCATGGCTCCATCCTGCCTTTTTAAATATTATTCAGTATTAATCGATGCCATCAAACATATCAGCCATGTCATCATCTTCACTAACCTGAACTACCATCTTTTTAAGATAAGCTACAACTCCCTTATAAGTGGGGCTGTCCATGTAGCGACCAGTTATTGTAAGATTGCATTTAAGAATTTCATCACTGTCAAGAGATTTGACTGTTTCTTCATCCAAGCGAATCTGTTCTCCACCTACAATTTTAATAATCATAGGATTTAATCCGCTTCGACTGTCATCGAGCGGGAACCAATTTGCATGAATCCTAAGAAAACTACTCGGAATATCATCCGGATCTTCTCTATTAGGAGTACCAGTTTTAACATTCCATCCTTCTTCACGAAGTTTCTGAATATCAACTTTTTCTGGATCAAGAAAAATGGAAAAATTCCTAGCTCCAGGACGGTCATATTGGCCAGGATTATTTCCGCTGAAATTACGAGTCTTCATAACGATTCTTGCATCTTTGACAATGAGCGGTTCGATGAATTTTACAGGTTTATTATTGTTAGTGTAAGGCATATAAGTAATTCTCCTTTACTTTTTATTTAATGCTTCTGGGTTAACGACAAAATATGCTGTTAAGTCATATCCTTTTTTGCATTCTGGAGGAATTTTCTCAATATCAAACAAAGGACAGTCATAACAATTGTCTATATGAGGATCTCCACATGGAGGTAGCCATGGCTGTACTCCTGGCTCTCCATTTTTCTTTGCAGCTTTTTCTGCTTCTTTAACAATATCATCCTCTGAAATTAAAAATCGAGGAGCTTCTTCTTTTGAAAACTCCTCGAAAGGTCCATATTCACTGATTGCATCAATTGCAGTTTTTGCGAGATCGTCAAAATATTTCATATCGATCATATCCATCCGATCTGCATTTACCAGTGTTTCTCCTTCTCTCCACCTAAATCCTTTTGCTCCTGTTGCTGAATAGAATTTACCGTCTTTTTCTCGACAAAGAACTCCTCCGCCAAATCCATTCTTTACAGGACAGAATCTTCCGGCTTTTCCAATAAAGACATAATTATGCCCTTTTTCAATAATCTCATTAAGAACCTGAATATCTTTATTCAGATCTAAAAGTTCTCCTTCAATTTGTTCAATCTGGATCTTTGTAAGACTAATATCATTTGAATACCGATGATCTTTACCGTTCTCCTCTTCATCGAGCCATTCGGAATATGACAGTTCATAACCTAAATCTTTTAACAACTTTTTAACTCTGGACTTAATTTTGTCCATCTCCTTTTCTTCAGAGGAGACATCACTTAAATTTTCATTCATGTCCAAATATAAAGCACTTGTAACAGATTTAGTTTCACAAAGATCATCAAACTCAATAGGCTCATGACTGAAAAGAGCTTTAAACACATAAGGATGCTGAAACTGTGCACCAGTGGCAGTCCATCTTGTTGGAACTGGCTTTCCTTTCTTTTTCGCTTTGTCACATTCATCAATCCAACCTGGATCGTTCTTCGCTCTCAATGCAATATAAACAGCATCATTAACTAGACATATTTTTTCATATATGTCTTCAACTTCAAATGTGTAACCCCAATCCTGTCCAAATTTAATAATATAATCAGAAACCTCTTTTGTCGGATTCTGAATCTTAATTGAATCTGTTTTAATGTGAACTACTGTAGCGCCCATTTCTTGTACCTTAAGCCTTAAGGTTTCCATAAACAGTGCTCCGCGTTTTGCTACCCAATTATCTTTATTCCTTGGATCGCGGAATTTATTATCAAAACTTGCAGCAGTCAAGCCATAAACCGAATTAATAGCAATTTTCAAAGCTAAGCTCAAAGCTTTAGATTCATCTTTATCAGTCAAGTATTTTGCTAATTTTCCATTTAGCATT